CGGCGGCCCTCGGCGGCCCTCGGCGGCCCTCGGCGGCCCTCGGCGGCCCTCGGCGGCCCTCGGCGGCCCTCGGCGGCCCTCGGCGGCCCTCGGCGGCCCCGCTTGGCGCCGGGACGCAAAGTTGGAGGATTCGGGGACACCCAACCCTACGCCCCCCATAAATTTTTCCGTTTTCCGCCGTAACGCCCGCTAACGGCGGGTAGCGACCAGTAATCCTCCGCCAACGATCAGTAATTTCCACCCCTTACCCCCCTAGACGACGGAGATTTTGATGAGCATCTATGCCTACGTTCGCGTCTCAACGACCGAGCAGGCCACCGACCGCAGTTCTCTTGACGACCAGGTCCGCCGCATCACCGGGGCCGCCCTGATGCGCGGCGAGGAGATCACCCGTGTGTTTTCCGACCCGGGCGTCAGCGGCGGCACTCCGATCAGCCAGCGCCCGGGCGGGGCCGAGATGTTGGCGGCGTTGAAGCCCGGCGACACCGTGATCGCGGCCAAGATGGACCGCATCTTCCGCAGCGCGCAGGACGCCCTCGCCACCGCGGGCCGGCTCCAGGAGATGAGCGTCAAACTCGTGATTGCCGACATGGGGCCCGATCCGGTGACGGAGAACGGCGTGGCAAAGCTGTTTTTCACGATGCTGGCGGCGTTCGCCGAGTTCGAGCGCACCCGTATCGCGGAGCGCGTGATGGACGGCAAGCGGGCCAAGCAGCGGTCGGGCGGGTTTGCCGGCGGCGAGGCGCCGTTCGGCTATCAGGTCGAGGGGGCGGGCCGTGACGCGAGGCTTGTGGCCAACCCGGCCGAACGCCGGATACTTGACGAGGCCGTCAGCTTGCGCAAGACTGGCCTCTCGTTCAGGCGCATCTCCTACCGGCTGGAGGATCTGGGATATGTCGGCCGCACCGGCCGTCCGTTCGCGCCAACCCAGGTGGAGAGGATGTTGAAGGCCGCTCATGCCGACCAGAAACCGCAACGCCACGAGAGGACCGTCTGATGGCCAGCATTGAGCTTCACGAGAGGACCGTCTGATGGCCAGCATTGAGCTTCACGAGAGGATCAGCCCGTGCCCGTGAGCCACAAGCCCGTGTTCAGCAGCCACGTCAGCACCGTGGGCTATGACACCGCCTCCGGCGAGTTGCACGTCGTCTACACGAACGGCAAAACCGTAATCTACGAGGGCGTGCCTCCGGGCGTCGCGAGCCAGGTGCAGACGGCCCCGAGCGTCGGCGCCGCGCTGCACGCGAACGTCAAGAACCGGTTCAAGCACCGGTATCTGGAAGGGGGCTGAGCGATGACCACACACGCGGACGCCGCGACCGCCTTGCGCGCCATCGCTGACCAGCTCGACGCCGCCCGGGGCACGTTCGGTGGCGTGTTCGTGATTGTCCCCCCGAGCGACCCCATGATCACGATTGACGCGATCGCGACCACGTCCAATCCGAACCCTGCGGTGTTCTGGTCGAGCGTGCAGGGTCAGGTGGAGCTGGCGATCAACGAGTTGAAGGCCGGAATGCAAGAACGCGCGGGAGGCCGGGCGTGGCGGTGAAGTGCAACACCTGCGAGGGCACGGGTATCTTTCTGCGCGCCGAGACCGAGGACGAGCGGCAACGCACGGCCGACCGGATGGAGCGGAGCGGAGATCTTCTGACGGCCACGCTGTTGCGCGCCGCCAAGCTGTCAACGGTCGTGCTGGACTGCCCGGCGTGCGACGGCGCAGGGGAGCGGGACGCATGAGTGAGGAGATTGAGGCTCCGGCAGTCCACACTCGCGACTACCACCTGGAGGACACGGGGGAAGTCTGGTCCGCCGACAAAGCCAAAGCCTACAAAGAAGTGTTTTTAGAGTTCCTCAACTACTGCGTGATCCCGTCGAAGGAGAAGGGCGAGATCGTCCTGGGTGGGCAACTTTACCCGGCGCAGGAGCGGGGCCTGGACGAGGTATTCTCCGGTCTGCAACGCGGGATCCATGATTTCAAATGGGGCAAGGGTCGTCAGCAGGGCATCTCGACAATCTGCCGTCCGTTCAGCTCCATGTGGATCGCGCTGCACCCCGGCTCCCGCGGCGCGTTCCTGCTGGACACGGCGCAGCACATGAGCGAAGCGCGCACCGAGGTCGAGTACACCTTGGCGAGCCTGCCGGCGAAGCTGCGGTTTCCGAGCTTCAAGTCCAACCGATACGGCGGCAGGTTCAGCAACGGCAGCACCGTGACTTTCCTGTCGGCCGGCGTGAAGCAGACGGCGGGCGGCGGGGCGCTGGGCCGCGGCCAGGGCATCACGATGGTCCATGCGTCCGAGGTCGGCACCTACAACAACCCGGAGGGCCTGTCGTCGTTTCGCAAGTCGCTAGCGGTCGAGAACCCCAACCGGCTGTTCCTGTGGGAGTCCACCGGCCGCAACGTGGGCTCGGATTGGTACAAGCTCTGGCAGAAGGCCAAGGCGAACGATCTGGAAGAGGCCACGATCTTCACCGGCTGGTATCTAGTCCCGACGCACCGCATCCGGGCGCACACGGCGCAGTTCGAGAAGTTCGGCTCGCCACCCGTGACGAAGGAAGAGGCGAAGCGCATTGCCGAGGTCGAGGAGCGCTACGGCTGGAAGGTCACGCGCGAGCAGCTGGCGTGGTATCGCAAGGAAACCAATCCGCTCGGCTACGGCGAGGACGACGAAGGCGATTCGGACGACAGCATCGCCTACGACGAGTACCAGGGCCGCGAGCACCCGTGGGTCGAGGAAGAGATGTTTACCACCGACGGGAGCAATTTCTTCTCGTCGGACAAGCTGACGGAGATCAGCAAGACCACCGCGAGCGACGACTTCAAATCGTGGATGTTCTACACGGGCGCCGATTTTATTAGCATGTCGATTGAGCCGGCGCGGCATCGGCGTCAGATCCAGTTAAAGATCTGGGAAGAGCCAAAGCCCGAGGGCGTCTACATCGTGGCCGCCGACCCGGCCTACGGCGCCAACGAGCACAACGACCGCAGCGCCGCGCAGATCATGCGCTGCTATGCCGACAAGATCGAACAGGTCGGCGAGTTCGCGTCCACCAACGTGCAACCACACCAGTTTGCCTGGGTGCTGGCGTCGCTGATGGGCTGGTACAAGAACACGCGCCTCATGCTGGAGATCAACGGGCCCGGCGTCGCGGTGTGGCAGGAATACCAGAGCCTCAAGCGCATCGTCAGCAGCGGCTACCTCAAAAAAGAGGCGGACGAGCAAGGCCTCAAGAATTTTTTCGTCAACTGCAAGAACTACCTCTACACGCGGCCGGACGCGGTCGTGCCAGGGCAAGGCTCGGTTCACTGGAAAACGACCGGCGTCAACAAGGTCGCCATGATGGAGCGCCTGCGCGACTTTGTTACCAACGGCGGCATCATCCTGCGGTCGCGCGACGCAATCGACGAACTCCGCGTGGTCACGCGGGACGGCGACAGCATCAAGGCCGAGGGCGACGACCACGACGACCGCGTGCTGGCCTTGGCGATGGCGGTGCTGTGCTGGGAGCAATACGAGCGCCGGCCGCTGATCGCGTCGAACCGAACGCGGGAGTCGGAGATCGCGCGCACCAGGCTGTCCATGCAGGACCAGTTTTCTTTGCTGGCCACGCACAGCCTGAACCAGTATTTCAAGGGGAAGCAGGCTGACCGACGCGCCGCCGCGGCGCTCGCGGCTCGCATGGCCTGGAGGGGCAGATGAGCAGGAAGCCGGTGTGGGGCACGAAAAGCCCCAAGAAGACATCCACCGCGCTGACGCCAGCGCAGAAGACGGCGGCCAAAAAAGCCGCTGCCGCCGCGGGCCGACCGTATCCGAACCTCGTGGACAACATGCGCGCGGCGAAGAAGAAGGCCCGCTAACCATGCCCGTGATCCGCACTTACCAATGCCCGGACTGCGAGGGCTATTTCGACCATCTCCACATGCGCTCGACGGAGGAGCCGCCGAACCGGTGCGTCCTCTGCGGCGCTGACATGACAGGCACCGCGCCCGAGCTGTCCGCCCCACACGTGGCCAAGTCGATCGGCAAGGTGGCCGACAACGTCTATCGGGCGATGGAGGACAGTTCCGCGCACCGTGCCGAGTTGGCGGCCGAGGCCCTGGGCGAGAGTGCCGCCGACATGGGCGCGATGCGCATCACCAACATGCGTGACAACGCCCGCGAGGGCGAGACATCGGTCGCCGCGGTCAGCAACCCCGTGTCCACGTTCATGGCGCAGACGGGCGCGGGCGGGCACATGGATCAGTCGACCGCAGCCGAGTACGCTAGGTCCACGCGGGTCGGACCCTATGCCGGGGCCGGCGTGTCGGCGATGCAGGGCGTGGTCCAGCAGCACGCCGCCGTGGCGCCCCGCGTGGCTGCTGCGGGCAATTTGGGGAAGCATTAGGCGCATGACTCTCGGAAGCCACCAGCGCGCCATTGGCCTGTCGCAGACGCATCTGACGCCACGAAGTCTGCTGGATCGTCTGGGGGTGTTTGATTTGGACCCGTGCGCGGCCGATCCTCGGCCGTGGGACTGCGCGAAGCACAATCTGGCGTTTGCGGACGACGGTCTGAGCAAACGGTGGCACGGCCGCGTCTGGTTGAACCCGCCGTTCGACCGCCGCGTGGTCGGCACGTGGATCGGTCGGCTGGCCGCGCACGGAGACGGCATTGCGCTGATTCACGCTCGTGTCGAGACGGACTGGTTTCAGCCGATCTGGAAGGACGCCAACGCCGTGCTGTTTCTGCGGAAGCGGATATCGTTCTGCACACCAGACGGCACGCCGCAGCCGGCCAACTCGGGGGCGCCCGTCTGCCTGGCCGCATTCGGGGCCTACAATGCGGAGGTTTTGTCAACCTGCGGCCTTGAAGGCACGTTGGTGACAGATTGGAAGCAGGTCGCGCGGAAGCGTTAGGGTCTAAAAAAAAACCCGGCAGCCGAGGCCACCGGGAAAGTTTAGGGAGGAAGATAACGCCTACACCTCTCGGCTACCACACCCGTTCGCAAAGCGCAAACCATGATTCTGCCGTCGAGCAAAACCGAACTTCTGCGCCAGGTGCTCAACATCAAGGAGGCCTGCCGCGCATCGGCCGGCCAGCGGGCGGCGCTGTGCCGGGTTCACAACCTCTGGGTCGAAACCGGGCGGGACTCGGGGCAACGCGCCCTCGTGAACAAGCTGTTCGCTCACGTGGACCGGCTGCAGTCGCACTTGTTCAGCCCGGCCGAGTTGCGGTTCGTGCTGGACTACGAGGCGCATTACGCAGCGGACGTGTTGGCCAAGGGAGAGGTCGCGGCTCGCGTGCTGACGCGCGAGTGGGAGCGCAAGGACATCGATGTCCAGTTTGGCAACGCCGTCAATCTGGCGCTCCAATACGGCGGCGCCATCATGAAGCAGATGTGGGGCCACTCCGGTGTGGAAGCCCGCGTCGTCATGCCCTGGCAGTTCGGTGTCTATCGCGAGGACATCAACAGCATCGAGGAGCAGGAAGCGCTGTGTGAGAGCGGCCTGATGACGCTGCCCGAGGTGTGGCGGCGGATCAGTCATCTGCCGGATGCCGAGTCCATGTTCACGCGCATCCGGGCGAACGCCAGCCGCGAGACAACCGAGACGCTGAACGGCAATTTCTTCCACAACGTCCTGTCCACCAGCATCCTCAACACGACCGGCATTGAGAGCGCGCGGCAGACGCCGGGCGGCGTCGTGCAGCTGGCCGGGACTGGCGGCGGGTCCATGGTCGGGCCTCAGGTCAACATTGACCTTGTGCCGTTCCACGAGCTGTGGGTGAAGGACGATGAGCGCGAGGACTACACGACGGTTCTGCTGATCGAACCGGACATCCTCGTCAGCCCGTATTTCAAGCGCGAGAATATGTTCGCTCCGAAGACTCAACCGTTCAGCCTGGTGCAGCCGAATCAGACGGCCGGGTATTTCTGGGGCCGGTCGGAGATCGTAGACCTTATGGAGCCCCAGGGTCTTTTGGCCACGTGGATGGACGATCTGCGGCGTTTGATGGGCGTGCAGTTCGATAAGATTCTTGCCTTTGTGGGCGCGGACGGCATCACCGACGAAAAATACGATGAGTTCCGCGCGGCCGGCTACGTCGATCTGCCGGCGGGCGCCAGCGTGAACGATCTCACGCCCGGGCTGCCGCCGCAGACGTTCCAGGCAATCGACACGCTGAACAAGTTCATGGAGGAAGTGTCCGGGTTCTCTAACATCCTGTCTGGGCAGGGCGAGATGGGCGTGCGATCCGGCAATCACGCGGAGACGCTGTCCAAGATGGCCTCACCGCGGCTGCGGGACCGGTCGTTGCTGGTTGAGCGCCAGTGCGCAGCAATGGCGGACAAGACGTTGGATCTCTTGCAGGCTAAAGACGCCCAGGAATACATGACCGAGGACAAAAAGGGGTTCTTGCTGCACGACCTGCCGGAAGACCGCCGCGTGATCGTGGACAGCCATTCGTCGAGCCCGATCTTCGCCGACAACCACCAGCAGCTGATCGCGTTCGGCCTCAAGTCGGGGTTCATCGGCGGCGAGAGCGCGATCGAGATGCTGCCGTTCCCGCAGAAGGACATTCTTAAGCAGCGCTATGCCGAGATGCAGCAACAGAAAGCGAAAATGATTCAGGAGCACCCGGAGCTGCTCGGAAAGGGCAAAGGCAAGCACTAGCTGCGCGCTTGCTGGCCTCCGACGCGTTGGCTTTCGATCCAGGCGCCCACTTCTTCCCGGTCGTAGAGAATATTTCGCCCGCGGCGGTGATGCGGCGGCGCGTGGCCGTCCTGCCGATGGCGCAGCAAATAGGCTCTGGAGACCCCGCAAAGCGCGGCCACTTCTTTCACCGTGATCCAGCGCGAAGCAATCATGCCAACACGCTACAACCGTGATGTATCTCCGTCAACGGCTTTGGGTTTACCGATAGTCATCCGAGGCAGTTGTCCTCCCGAGTCGCAAGACCCTGGGCGGCGGTTGTTGGGAGAGGAGCCCCCTCGGTGTCGATCGCTTTCGCGTTCGGCCGGATCAACTGAGTGCCAGGAGGGTACCATGGCTCGCAAGATGCACCGCAAGGGTCGCAAGTAAGACCATGTCGGGCAGCCTCGGTCAAGCCGCAGCCCCCTCGGCCCCGCCTGCTGCAGCCGCAGCACCGGGTGCCGGGTCGAATCCGGGTCAGCCGCCTTTTGGCTCCTCCCCGGTTTCGCAGCCCACCCCCAACCGGGGAATGGAAGCTGCGGGGTTGTCCCGCGTGGCCGTGGCTGTCCGCATTCTTGAGGACGCTGTCAAGACGCTCGGCATCTCGTCCGAGGTCGGCAAGGATGTCGTCAAGGCCGTCCACGCTCTTCTCAAGCACATTCCCGAGGGGTCGGTCCCCTCTGGCGTGCAGCAAAGCACGCTCGAAGCGCTGATGCAGCGCAACCAGCAGATGTCGCCGCAGATCGCGGCTGTTCGCGCCATGCAGCCTCCGGGCGGCGGTGCCGGCGGTGCCGGCGGCGGAATGTCACCTCCCGCTCAGTAAGGAACGACGCACATGGTCAACATTTTCCAGGACACCACGAAGTCCATTCCGCGCGGCACCGACTCGCAGATCGTGCGCACCCCGATGGACCAGCTCGACGTGGGCGGTCGCAAGAGCCATCTGCCAAACTCGCAGAAGTCCGGCGACATGTCCATCTCGCACGTCCCGAATAAGGGCTGATCTCCATGGCCCTGATCGAAGTCGAAGCCAGCGAGTGGGCGGCGCACCGCCAGGTCACTGAGACCATGCAGAAGCTCCTGAACAACCCGGCCACGCGCCGCAAGGTTCTGGAGGCCCAGAAGACGCTGAACCCGGATCTGGTCATCCCCGAGCTGGACGCGCACGAGCCGCTGCGCACCGAGATCAGCGAGATCACCAAGCGCTTTGACACGCTGGCGCAGCAGCTCGCCGACGAGCGGGCCGAGCGCGAGAAGCAGCAGCGTATGGAAAAGCTGCAGCAGACCTGGGACCGTGGCCGCAACAGGCTGCGCGCCAACGGCTACACCGACGAGGGCCTGACCGAAGTCGAGAAGTTCATGGAGGAGAAGGGCATCGCGGATCATGAGGTCGCGGCCGCCGCTTTCGAGCGTCTCCATCCGCCGGCCGAGCCGGTCAAGAGCGTGGGCGCCAATCGGTTCGATCTGTTCGAGCCGGACAACCGCGGCGGCGAGGAGATGCAGAAGCTCTTCGCCAACCCCGACGATCCGATGGCGCTGGACAGTCTGATCAACACCACGCTGCGCCAGGTGCGCGGTCGGTAATAAGGAGACCTTGATATGCCGATCCCCGGTACCGGTGCAGCCCCCACAGGAGCCCTTTACAACGAACTGACGGCGGTCACTCGCCGCGCATTCGTTCCGAAGCTCTTCGTGCAGATGTACTACGCGACCCCGACGTTCTTCTACATGATGGGCAACGCCCAGAAAGTGGCGGGCGGCATGTCGCAGATTACCATTCCGACCCAGGGCCAGTCCATGGTGCAGGGCCAGTTCACCGGCTACGGCGGCGGCTTCAACCAGCCCAACATCACGCCGGGCGTGCAGAACGCACAGTGGAACACCTGCTATTGGGTGGTCCCGGTGCCGCTGCCGTTTGGCGAAACGGTGATCCAGGCAACCGACCGCGAGATTTCGCTTCTCAAGGCCCGCATGAATGACGTGTACGCCGTCTCCGTGCAGAACCTCGCGCCGCTGATGTTCTCGGGCAACACGGGCGCCAACCCGCTGCAGCCGAACGGCTTCGCGGACGGCTTCGACAACGGCGTGAACTACCCGACCTACGGCGGCATCAACCGCCTGTCTGCGGGCAACGCCAACTGGAAGGGTCAGTACTACAACGCCTCGACGCTGACCTCCGGGTTCACGCGTCAGACGATGTCGCAGTACATCATTCAGATTACCGATGCGGCTGGCGGCGAGGCGCCGACGTTCGGCGTGATGAACCCGGGCGACTTCTCGACCCTGAACAACTCGTTCATCGGCGTCGAGCAGATCTTCACCCGGCCGGGCCAGGAAGGCACGATGGGCACTCCGGTGCGGTCGTCCTTCCCGAACGTCAACATCGCTGGCATTCCGATCTTTGCCGACCACTTCTGCCCGAAGGGGTCCGCCTTCTTCATCAATTCTCGCTACACCTCGTTCTACATGAGCGAGGACGCGGCGTTCGACTTCTCTGGGTTCTATTCGTTGGTGCCGCTGGGCCAGATCGGCCAGCAGGGCGTTACAGTGCTCGGCTACAACGTCATCACCTCGAAACCTTCCGCAAACGCAATTATCACCGGGTTCCAAGGGAGCGCTTTTTGATCATGAGCGCCTCGGCGATCTGGTACATGTTGTCGTCGTTGCCGTCTGCTTTGAGCGCATTGACTGCCCAGAGCACGAATCGGCAATTATCGGTCGTGTACCCGGCGCCGGGGCGGATCTGGTCGATGCTTGGTGAAAAAACGCGCGGTTCCTGTTTTTTGCGACCCAGCGAAAACGGTATGCCGGTTAGTTCGCATTTTCCGGTCCAGCGGTCTTTCGCCCAAGTTTCGGTCAAGCCGAAAGGCTGCCCGCGTTTTGCACAACGGCTTTTGCTCGAGTACAGCAAGGCTTTCCAGGGTTCGTCTATGCGGATTTTTTGGAATTGCTTGTCTATAAAAGCCTGGAAAGCCGCAGGGTTGTTTTCGGCCCAAGAGTTTCGGGATTTCCTTCGACGCAACCGAAACTCTTCGTTGGAAGCCCATCTTTCCCGGCACTTGGCCCGCAGCCGATTTTTGCCCTCGACGTTGCAGGACGTTCGGCAGAATATCTGCCGCGGCCCGGCGGGTACAAATTCGGCGCTGCATGTGCGGCAAATCCTCGGGGCGTGCGTAACCAAGTGTATGCTCCCGCTGTGTGAATACACAGGTATCATGCCTCTCTCAGAAGGACAAGTCTAATGGCACAAAATCGGCTCGGCGGTCCCGGCATCGGCCTGCCCTACCCCCAGGCGCTCTATCCCGCCTCCCTCATCGGCGCGGCTCCGACGCCCGCCACCAACGTGATCTCGCTCGGCTACGGCGAGGCGTTCCCCATTCCGGCGGGCGACTGGATCGTGGCCGGCGCACCGCAGCAGTGGCTTGACCCCGTGACCGGCCAGTGGCTGTTCGCGGGCGGCACGGTCTATTCGGCCGGCGAGGCTTCCGTGAGCGAGGGCTACGTCCACAGCGACGGCCAGAACCAGCGTGTCATCAACCCGCAGGGCGTGGCCACGGGTGCGGTCGTCAGCGCGGCCGGGTCCGGCTACGTGGCGAACACGACCACCGTCTCGTCCAGCAACAGTTCGGTGTGGACGCCGGTCGTCGGCGGCGCGCTCGGCAACCAGACGCTGTCGGCGGTCGCGACCACCGCGGCGAGCGGCACCGGCACCATCGCCACGCTGACGTTCGCGGCCCAGACCTACCCGGTTCCGGTCGGGTCGATCCTCACCGTGGCGGGCGTCGTCCCGGCGGGCTACAACGGCACCTACACCGTGACCGCCTCCACGACCACGACGGTGTCCTACGCCAACACAACGACCGGCGCGCAGACCACCGCCGGCACCGTGACCGCCACCAACATCACGAGCGGCGGGTCTGGATACACGCTGCCGCCGATCGTGCTGATCCCGTCGCCGCCGTCGCCCGGCGTTCCGGCCACGGCCACCGCCACGATCAGCAGCGGCGTCGTCACCGGCCTCACCTTCCAGAACGTGGGCGCCGGCTACACCACCGTGCCGGCCATCACGCTGCTGCCCAACCCGTACGATCCGAACTACGGCTCCATCGTCAACGCAACCGCCGTCACCAATCTGGTCGGCGCGGGCACCATCACTGCGGTGCTCTGTGTGAACACGGGCGCCCCGGTGGCGTCGGCCCCGACGCTGACGATCAACGGCGCAGGCTCGGGCGCGACGGCCAGCACCTCGACGTTCTACACCGCCGAGAGTGCGGCGTTGACGGTCTACCTGCAGCCGCTCTAATCTGAGAACGGCTGAAAACCCGGCGTCGGCCAGGGGGTGGGGTTCGCGCCCCGCCCCTTTTTGTTGGTTGAGGAGGACGAGTGGTGCTGGCTCTCTATCAGACGCAGACGACTCAGTTGCTCCAGAACCCTGCGGCAACCTCGTCGCTCTACGCCACCAGCGACATCACCAGCTACATCAACCGGGCCCGCGTCCAGCTTGCCGGCGAGACCAACTGCGTGCGGTCCTACGCGACGCTGGCGCTCACGTACGGCACGCAATCCTACGCGTTCTCGTCAGTCGCTGTGCCGACCGGCGTGGCCGGCGTGTTCAACGTGCGCGGCGTCACCGTCAACCTAGCGTCAGGCCAACGTTGGCTGGCGCCGCGGCCGTTTCCGTATTTCCAGCTCTACTATCTCAACAATCCGGTGCCGCAGCTGGGCCTGCCGACCGTCTACTCGCAGTTTGGTCAGGGCGAGAGCGGCACGCTCTATCTGAACCCGGCGCCGGACTATGGCTACACCGCCAATGTGGACGCGGTCTGCGTGCCGGCGGCCCTGGTGGACGACACCACGGTTGAGGTCATTCCCGCGCCGTTCACCGAGGCCGTGCCGTACTATGCGGCGTATCTCGCGTTCCTGTCCTCGCAGCGGGCGGCCGACGCAGACCGCATGTGGCGCGAGTATCAGAAGTTCGCGAGCCGAGGCCGTCAGATCTCCAACGGCGAAGTCAACCCGGGGCAATACGTGCAACAGCCGGACCCCACGCGGGCGAACAAGCTCGGCGTGCAGGCGCAGCAGGGGGGTTGATCGGTGGCCGAGACAACGACGCTTTTCACCTACATGAAGCTCTGCCAGCACCTGATCCGCGACACCGATCAGAGCCTAATCAATCCGTTGACGCTGATCGACTACATCAACCGGGCCCGGCGCGAGGTCGCGATGCGGTCGCAATGCCTGCGCGCTTTGCCGCCCACGTCCGGCGCCGTCGAGACCATCACCGTGACTGCGGGCGGGAGCGGCTACACCAGCCCCACCGTCACCATCTCCGCGCCCGACGAGCCCAGCGGCATGACACTCAACCCGGCGGGCGCCCAGGCGACAGCAACCGCGACGGTCGTCGGCGGCGCGATCACGAACATCGACGTGGTCTATGGCGGCGCCGGGTATTTTCAGCCGGCTGTCACGATCTCGGACCCGACCGGGACGGGCGCCGCGGCCATGGCGACCACATCACCGATCCTGACGCTCAACCCGTATCAGGAGTCCTACAACTTTGCTGACATCCCGTTGCAGACTTACCCGGGCTACGGTGGCGTCTACGGCGTGCGCGGCGTGACGCTGGTCTACGCCAACTACCGGTATTCCTTGCCGCAGTACAGCTGGTCCACCTATCAGGCGATGATCCGGCAATATCCGGGGCAGTACTACTACGTCCCGACGATGTGCTCGCAGTTCGGCCAGGGAGCGTCCGGCAGCCTCTATTTCTACCCGCTGCCGAGTCAGGTCTATCAGCTGGAACTGGACTGCTATTGCTGGCCGCAGGATCTGCAGACTGACCAGGACGTGGAAGCGATTCCCGACCCCTGGACGCAGGCCGTGGTCTGGCTGGCCGTCCACTATTGCTATCTCGAACTGCAGAACCTCAACTCGGCTGAGTACTACCGCAAGCTGTTCGACGCGCAGATGCCGCGGTATCGGTCGGCGGCGTCGCCTGGGCGCGTCTCGAACATCTATGGTCGATACTAAGCAGTGTTAGATTCTAGAAAATTCCCCGTGCAGTTCTTCAGCAGCGGCAACGTAATGCTCGTAGGCCTGTTCAGCCGTGTCAAAAATTCCAAGTCGTTTTTGTTTTCCGTGCACTTTTATGTAAGCCAGAAATTTTCCGTTGTTTTTAAGCTTATGCACGCCTTTGTAGCCGCTAGTGTTGTTCGATTGCAGTCTTCTGTTTCTTTGGTTTTGGCTAGACGTAGCCAACCTCAAATTTGCCCACCGATTGTCGGTTCCGTCGAGATTGACGTGGTCAACTTCAAAATCTGGCCAACTTCCTGTGACGTACAGCCAAGCGAGCCGGTGCGCCATATAGTCAACTCCATTAATTCCAATTTTTATTCTAATTTGAGATCCAGATTTGTTAATAAACCCGGCGAATTTTCCTGCGGTTGCTCTCTTAGACAAAGTTTTTATCCATTTAAATTCTCCTGTTTCTACGGAGTATTCCAAAATAGACCTCAAAAAGTCCGCAGAAATTGGAGGATGAGAATTTTTGTGACCTCGCATCCGGAAACCTTTGCTGCTATGCTGATTGAAAATCCTTTAAAAGCTTTTAGAGGATTAGTCAACAGGGTCTTCTCATGAGCGAGTCAACCGGAGGCCTGCCCGGCTCGCCTCAATCGCAGATCGGTCTGCCCGAAAACGCCATGGACCTGGTGTTCGACGGTTTCGAGACGTTGAACACCAAGCCTTCGCGTCCGGCCATCGAAGACGACCAGATGTACATCTGTGATGGCTTCATGCCGTTCGGGAAGAACAACCTCCGCACGCTATATGGCATTGGCGGGGCGCTCTACACGGCGCCGTCCGGCCTTGCGGTCATCATGCACTGGTTCGGCAACATCGCCTCCACGCCTTACTGCCTGGTGTTCTTGTCGGACGGCAGCATCGTGGCCGTGAACACCAGCACGCGCGATACGGTCTCGGTGGCCTCGGCTGGCACCCTGGCGTACGTGTCCCCGCTGTCCATCGGCGTCTCGCAATGGGGCAGCCAGTATTTCATCATCACGAACGCTCCGGCCGGCGGCACGCCGTACGGCCAGACGGTCGGCAACGGCTACTATCTGTGGGACGGCACGCTGTTCTACCGGGCAGGCAGCATCGGCCCCACCGTCAGCATTCAGAGCGGCGGTTTCGGCTACGGGTCGGGCGGCGGGTTTTCGGGAACGATCACCGCGGTCGGCGGCACGGGCAGCGGCGCCACGTTCACGGCGACGGTGCAGGACGGCGCGATCGCCACAATCAACGTCACGAACCCCGGGTCTGGCTACTCCTACTACGACGTGCTCTACCTCGCGTTTTCGGGCGGCGGCGGTTATTCGACGGCCATCTGCCAGGCCGTCCTGACTTCTGGCTCCGTGACCGCCATCAACGTGCTCAACGGCGGCGCCGGCTATACCTCAACGTCAACCGTGACGATCGAGGGCGGTGGCGGCTACGGCGCCCAGGCCACGCCGACGATCTCGGGCGGGCAGGTCACGGGGTTCACGATCACCAACGGCGGGCAGACCTATTCCTCGCCGCCCACCGTCTACGTGACGGACGCGAACAACACGGTGGCGCGGGCAACCGTGGCTATCATGCCGTTTGGCGTGGCGGGCACAACGGTGGAGACGTATCAGAACCAGGTCTGGGTCGGCGACGGCTACCGGATCTTGTTCACGGCGCCTGAGTCGCCTTCGGACTTCTCGACGGCGGACGGCGGCGGCGCGTTCCCGTCCTACAATTCGTTTCTCAAGATCGGCTTCACGTCGCTCAAGCAGTCGAACGGGTTCCTCTACACGCTGGCCGACAGCTCGCTGAACTACATCTCTGGCGTCAACACCAGCGGCACGCCGCCGACCACAACTTTCGCCAACCAGAACGTCGATCCGCAGATTGGATCGTCCTGGCCAGGAAGCGTGCAGGTGTTCTCTCGGAACGTCATTTTTGCCAATTCTTTCGGCGTCCACGTGGCCTATGGCGGCGCCGTCACCAAAGTCTCGACGCCGCTTGACGGCATCTATGGGTCAGTTGCCTCTTTTTCAGGCAATGGCCTGTCCACGCCCAGCGCAGCCGTGGCGGTCGTGTTCGGCATCCACGTCTACATGCTGCTGTTGCCGATCATTGACCAAGTGACCGGCCAGCCGGCGAACAAGCTGCTGATGTGGGACGGCAAGCGCTGGTGGACCAGCAGCCAGGAGGTCAACCTCACCTACGTCGCGACGCAAGAGATCAATTCTGAGATGACCGCGTACGGCACAGACGGCACGGCGATCTACCCGCTGTTTCAAACGCCGTCCACGACTCTGGTCAAGACCGCGCAGTCGAAGCTCTACCAGAAGCCGACCTACTTTTTCGTCAAGATGGCAAATCGGGTGTTCTCCCTGCTGAATTTCGTCCAGCCGTCCGCGCAGCCATTCAACATTGCGCTTGACAACGGCGTCACCGGCACGTCAACCACGTTCGTGCAGGCCTCTCCGGTCGTGGTCTGGACGAACGCCAGCGGAGCTACCGTGACTTGGATCAACGCGTCGTCGGCGGTCGTCGCCTGGGCCCGGGCGGGCCTCGTGGTGACGGGCTACGCGGCCACGCAACCGGGATCGCTGATCGGCATGACGGTGCAGACGCAGGCGCCGGATATGACGGTGATCTCCGTCTCAGCCGTGGTCCAAGACTACCAATCGCTGTTGTGAGGTTTCCATGTCACTGCCCTACACTTTTGCCAATCTGACGACGGCGCAGCTCTCCTACCTCGACAGCAATTTCGCCGCGTTGGGAGCCCTCACGCCGATTCCGTGCGCAGTCAGCGGCACGAACGCGATCATTCTGGCGCCACAGACGAACACGCCCACCGTGACCGCGTATGCGGATTACGGCGCGTTCTCGGGCGTCGTGGCGTCAACCAACACGGGCGCGGCGACCGCCCAGGTGAACAGCCTGACCGCGCTGCCGGTCTACAAGGACACTGGCGCGGGCCCGGTGGCGCTGGCCGGCGGCGAGCTGGTGGCCGGCAACGTTTTCTACCTGGTCTATGATGCGGCGCTCAACAGCGGCGCCGGAGGGTTTCATCTGAACTCCAACGCCAACGCCGCGGCCATCTCGGGCAGCCCGACGAGCGGGCAGTTGGCGCAGTGGAGCAGTGGCACGGCGATCACGGGGGTTGCCAGCACCGGCACGGGCAGCGTGGTCCGGGCGACCGGCGCGGCCATCGCGGCAGCGACGTTTCAGACCACGACCGCCTACACCGTGGCCACGCTGCCCGCGGCCTCGACCGCGCTGCGCGGCAGCCGGGCCTACGTGACGGACGCCAGCGCTGCGACGGCATCGGTTGGGGCGGCGCTGGCCGGGGGCGGCAGCAACGTCATGCCGGTGTTCTGCAACGGCGCTGCCTGGGTCTACGGCTGATGCTGGCGACCCTCTTCAACGTGTTCCGAGATCGCGTCGGCATGAACCAGTTTTCGTTTGCCAACGCGGATCTGCATGTGCGGCAGAACCAAGCGATCTTGGAAAAGACCGGCCTCCAGCTGCCCACCTACGTGCTGGACCCCATCTCGTTAGACAACAACGGCCGCGAGAATTGGCTGCAGTTGCACCAAGACATCCACTCGCGCACCAACGCCGTCTTGGGCATTGCGGGCAATGACCTCAGTGACGTAGACTTCAACAGCCCTGAGCAGGTCGCGGCGTGGGTTTGGTTGCACGCCCAGGAGCACGTTCAGGCCAGCAACAAGCTGGGGCTTTCGTGAGCCCCGTGGAGATCACATGAGCGCGACCAAACGACGCTTTGCCGAGGTTGCCACGCCCGAAGACGGGCCGGTGTTCGACACCTCGCCGATCAAGCAGACGGTGCGCCGGGTCACGTCGGTCGATATTGACCAGTGCGCCGCCTGGATCATTCCGATGATCCAGCAGGATTTTGGCGATCCGGGCCGCGAGATGATCTATCGCTGGATGCGGCAGTGGTCCACGGACAACAACTACAGCTTCGTCTGCACCGACAACGCGGTGGGTCTGGCGATGCTGTCGTTTGAGCCGATGAGCCCGATCGCCACCGTCCAGGAAGTGTTTCTCTACGTGCGGCCGGGCCGGCAATACAAGCCCGAGGGCCTGGAAATCTACAAGCACTTCGCTGCCTGGATGCGGATGAACAACGCTGGCCGGTTCCGGTTCTGGGACAGCCCGGGCGCTCCCATGGACGATCTGCGGGCGCTGTTCCCCGACCTGCAAGAGCAGAAGATGTGGTATATCGACGCTTGAGGAGCGTGCATCGTGGAGTTTGCTCAAGAGCGGCTGGCTGACGCCCTGGACGAGATCAAGCCGCTGCTGCAAGAGCACTGGCAGGAGATCGCCCGCAATCGCGATTTCATCGCGCTAAGCCCGGACTACGCCGCCTATCTGCATCTCGACGCTGCGGGCCTGTTGCGGCTCTACACCGCGCGGCGTGAAGGGGCGCTGGCCGGCTACTCCATTTATTTCGTTCGGCCGCATCTCCACTACGCGAACAACATCTGGGCTGTGTCAGATATCATCTACCTGGCGCCGGCTGCTCGCCGGGGCACATGCGGCGTCCGACTGCAGGCGTTTGCCGAGGCGCAGTTGACGGCGGAGGGCGTTCACGTGATGCACACGACCAGCAAGTTGGAACATCCGGCGCTTGCTCGGGTGATGGGATACCTCGGCCACAAGCCGATCGAGGTTGGTCACGCCAAAGTTCTGAACAGGGGGCCGTGACGTGGGGATCAGCGCCATTGTGGCTACCATCGCTGACACGGTTGCCGCCGGGGCGAGCGCTCTGGGAGCGGGCGCGGCAACAGCCGGTATCGTTGGTGACGTTGGCGCAGGCGCGCTGATCGGCGGCGGTCTTGGCGCAGGCGAAGCGGCGATTGCGGGTGGCGATCCGGCCAAAGGCGCTTTGGGCGGGGCAATCACGGGGGGCGTGCTTGGCGGCGCAGGCGGCGCGCTGTCCAGCGCTCTCGGCGGCGGCGTCGTGGGCGGCATCGGCGAAGCGGCGCTGGGCGCAGGCGCCGGGGCGCTGGGGTCTGCGATCACCGGTACCAATATCGGCCAGGGTGCGATCGGCGGGGCCATCTCAGGCGGCCTGGCCGCAGCGACCGCCCCGACCGGCGGCGCGTCGGCCGCGTCCACAGCTCCGGTGGCGGGAGGCACGGGCGCGGCGTCGAGTGCGTTGCCGGCGGATCTCACCGCGGGCGTGCCTGCGACCGCGACTGATCTTGCCGCAACGGCACCGACGCCCGACCCGATCGCGAGTCTGACGGCACCGGCCAACACGGCGGCCACGCTGGGAGCGAGCGCGGGCACGCCCGCCGGGACAGCCGCCACACTTGGCGCGGGCGTGCCGGAAGGCCCCACCCTTGTGAACAACCCGATCACCGGGCAGAACCTGACGCTGGACCAGACCTTGGCCTACCAGGGGCCGACCACCACCGGTCAGACGTTCGGCGAGCAGCTGGGCGGCACCGCGCCGCAGCCGTCCACGTTGCAGGCCGCGCTCGGCATCACGCCGCAGCCCGCCAACCCTCTGTCGCCTGACGGTGCGAGCGGGGCGGGAGGCGCCGGGGCAAGCGGCGGCAAGAGCAGCCTGATGTCAGATGCCAAATTGGCGGTCGCGGGCCTCGGCCTGGGGCTTTCTGCGTTGAACGGCAACCAACCGGTCAAGGGCCAGGCGCCGCTCACGACGCAAGCCAATCTGCTGGCCACGCAGGGCAACAACCTCATCAACTCGTCGCTTAACAACGCCCTGCCGCCCGCCGCTCAGGCGCAACTCAATCTGGCCGCCGATTCCATGAAGGCGCAGATCAAGTCGCAGTATTCGCAGATGGGCTTGGCCGGGTCCACGATGGAGTCGCAAGCCCTGTCCGGCGTCGATCAACGCGTGGCCTCCCAGGGCTACACGATCATGCAGAACCTGCTGGCCCAGGGCATGAGTATGGAGCAGGCGGCGAACACGGCGTTGACGCAGGTCATGCAGACCAACGCGCAGCAATCGAACGCTCTCGGCAGCGCGGTCGGCAACTTCGCAGGTGCGCTGGCCGGGTCGGCGCTGTAAGGAGAATTCATGTCGGACGTTCTCAGCACTCTCGGCAATTACGCGACCCCCCAGACCGTGCTCGGCGGCCTCGGGCTCGGGCTGGCCGCGGCGCGCGGCAATCAAGCGCCAAAAGGTGAGGCGCAGCTGCAGACGCAGGCGAATTTGCTCGGAACCCAGGGCGCGCAACTGTTGGGCCAGGGCACGATGGGCGCTTTGCCGCCGAGCGCCACGGCGTTGCTCAACCAGCAGCAGAACGCCGCCGACGCCGCAGTGCGGTCGTCTTACTCTCAGATGGGCCTTGGTGGCTCCACCATGGAGTCGCAGTCGCTGCAGTCAAACGCCGATCAGCGGTTGGCCAACAGTTACCAGATGTTGCAAGGCATGATCGCGGACGGCACGAAAATGACTGGCATGAGCGCGCAGATCCTGGGCCAGATCATGCAGACGAACACCCAGGGCGATGACGCCTTTCAGAAGGCCATCGGCTCGTTCGTCGCCAGCCTGGCGGGGGCAGCGTGATGGCCACGATGGATTCCCCCGCGCCCGATGTGGCTACAGCGGACCAGCCGGCCGCGCCGGTCAAAGCGGCTGACACGGCCGCCACCCTGAACGGCGCCAAGACCACGCCGCTTGACAAGACTGTGGCGGCCGTCACGCCGCAGGCGATGATGAAGCAGATGGTCGTCAAGCAGGACGCTCTCGCGGATCAGCGCAAGGCGGACAAAGCGGCGTTCGACAAGACGCATCCCGAGCCGACAGCGCCGCACGTCGATCCGTGGACGAAGAAGCTGCCCGAGGCCAATCCGGTCCAGGCGTTCGGGTCGTGGGCGTCGGTTCTCGGCATTCTCGCGGGCGCGCTGACGCGGCAACCGCTGACGACCGCGCTCAACGCATCGGCGTCGGCGATGAAGGCGATTCGCACGGGCGACATCAAGGCCTACGAGGACGCCAAGCAGTCGTGGGAAGAGAACAGCAAGATCGCCGTGCAGAACGCGCAGTGGGAGATGCAGGCCTACGATCGCGCCTACGACAAGATGAAACAGAATTGGGCCGAGGGGCAGGCGGACCTCAAGACTGCGGCCATGCTGGCTCAGAATATGTATCAGATGCAGCACGGCGACGCGCAACTCGGCATTCAGCAGCACGAGGCGGCGCTTCGCACGTTGCAAGTCGGCCAGGAGATTATGGAGCGAAAATCCGAGTGGATGGCCAATTTGATGCAAGGCCAAGACCTCTACGAGAAGCAGCGCGCGGCCAATCCCTCCATGCCGGCGTGGAAGGATCTGCCGCAGGCGCAGCAGGACGCTTGGGGCGCGCGGGGCGCCGATGCGCGCAAGCTGGAGATGTTCAAGGCCGAGCACACGCCCACGTCTCTCAAACCCGTGGTCGTCAATGGCGAGACGAAATACCTGTCGGACGATCAAATCCAAGCGGTTCAGGCGGCGGGGGCCAAAGTCGAACCGGCCGCCCGAAGCGGGATGAGCGAGACGGCCAGGACTCTTGCGGACGTGTCGGCGGACATCAAGGCTGAACATCCTGATTGGACGCCGGGCCGAATTGACCTGGAAGCCAAGTCACGGATCGCGGACACCTCCAGCCGCGGTGTGCAGGCGATGGTGCTTCGTGAAGCCCGGCGAAATCCGGCCAACGATAAAAAGTCTGATTCTCAAATCTTGGCTGAGTCAGCAACAACGATCAAAGCCTACAAGGATTTCGGCACCGGGCTGCAGGGAAATACCGTCAGCAGTTTCGGCACGGCGCTGTCCCATCTCGACGTGGCCAAGGATTTGGCCGAAGCGCTCAAGAACGGCGACACGCGCGCCGTCAACGCCGCGAAGAACCGGTGGGAGCAGGCGTTTGGCGGCTCGGCGCCGACCAACCTTGCTGCCGCAAGCCGCATCGTGGCCGACGAAGTTGTGAGGGCCGTGACCAGGTCCTCCGGCGCTTTGGCAGATCGACAGGACGCCGCCTCAATTATCAACGCGGCCAATTCGTTGGGTCAGAATTTGGGCGGCATCGAAGTGCTGCAACGGCTGATGGTCGGTCAGCTTGAAAGCCTGGAGCGGCAATACGAACGCACCACCGGCTTGCAGAATTTCCGAGATCCTGAGACGAACATGTTGTCGCCCGAAGCGGCATCTCTTCTCAATCGAATGTCGCCAAAATCCGCGCCGAAGTCTGCGTCAACGCCGGCCGCGGCGGCAGTTCCGGCCGGCGTGTCTGTGAGCGGTTGGTGATGGCGGACATCACGCTTTCCTTTGATGACGGCTCCAAGCACGTCTACCAGAACGCTCCAGACGCGCTTTCGCCGGCCGATGTCTACGCTCGCGCGCAAAAGGACTTTCCCGACCGCGCCGTGAAAGCGATTGCGCGCGGCGCCCCTCCTCTGACTGCGGCACCCGCCCCGCCTGCCGTCCCCGCCGCACCGACCGCTGCGCTCGCGCCAGGCGATCCCGGCTTCAACCCGGTCACGGCGATTGCCGCATCCGAACAGCGCCAACGGGCGCAGCAGCAAGCTCCAGTCGAACAGGCCGCGGCCTATGACAACCCCGAGTTTCCCGGCGCCGCACAATTTGGCGCAGCGGTGCGGCCGTATCTGCCGTCCACGAAAGAAATCGCGGGCAGCACGCTCGAAGCGGCTCAGGCTTTCCCGCCGGATGCCGCCGCGATGGAAGCCGCTGCCGCTCTGGGGGCCGGCGCCATCAAAGGCGTCAAGGCATTGCCTGGCGCGGCCGCATCGGTCGTCAGCGCCCTGAAAGGGGCGGGCGATGCGGCGATCCCAGCTGTCGAGCGCGTCGCCGATACCATCGCGCAAGGGGCGTCCTATCTCGGCAACAAACTGGCGCAGCCGTTCCGCGTGGTTTCGGGCACCAGCGCCAAGGAGTCGTTGAACAAACTGGCGGACTCCATTCGCAGCGGCAAGTTCTCTGAGGATCTGTTGAAGCCTTCGACGGAGGCCACTGAGGCGCGCATCCGGCTGCTGCAACAGCACGGCGAGATCACGCAGGCGCAAGCGGAGCAGGCGGTGCAGCAGCTCACGGCCAGTTCTCATGGCGCGGCGGCAGCAGAGCGCCAGGTCGCGGACACGGCGGCCTACGCGGCCGGCCAAGTGCGCAAAACGCTGGAGTCCGCGCCGTCCACGCCTGAGATCGGCGCAGAGATGCTCGGCAACATCAAGCGCTGGTATGACGGCGTGCGCGGCAGCCGGGCATCGGTTGCGGAAGCGGCCTACGGCGATGCCACCGATGCCATGCAGGCCCGTCACGCGGCGGGCGACGTGTGGCAGCAATCACCGTCCGGCCAACAGTTCCTTTCGTCGCTGCGCGACAAGCTGAGTCTTGAGGGCGGCACCAAGGTTTCTGAGGAAGAGCGGTCTCTGCTGACCAAACAGCTGCTGCCGAATTTGGAGGGGCGGCGCGTGCCGGCGCAGGGCGAGCAGTTGCGCTCGACAGAAGAGGGCCCGGAAGTTGTGCCGGCGCAAGAGGGCGAGATCGCCTATTCGCAGCCGAACGTGCTCCGCGAGACGCTGCGGAAGCTCCGCGACGCCGCGAGCGGCCGCCCGGAGGAAGGCTATGCGGCGATCGGCCAGCAGCGCGCCGGCCAGTTGGCGAACGATCTTGCCGCCTCGATCGCGGAATGGGAGCCGTCCTTGGCGCAGGCCGACGCCAAATACCGGCAGATGTCCGAATTGCTGGAGCCAGCCAAAACGGCGCTCGGCACCAAGGCCCTCAAGGGCGAGAAGTTCGATGTCGAAACGCCTGCGGCCGATCCGGCCTCGTTGCCGGGCCTTTTCTTCAAGACGCCCAAGACCGTCCAGCAACTTGTGGCCTTGAATGGCGGCGATGTGGCGTCAGTTGAACAGACGGCCGCCAACTACGCGTTCAGCCAGCTTGCCAAGGCGAAGGACGCCGCAGCCGCCCGAGCGTGGGCGGCGAAAAACGCGGACTGGCTCAAAACCCTCCCGAACGCCGAGCGCCGCGTCGAGGCCCAGGTGGCGCAGCTGGAGAAGGCCGAGGCTGACATCTCCCAGGTGACGGAACAGCGCGGGCTGCGTGAGAAAGACGTGGCGGAACGTCGGAAGGCCATCACGGAAACGGCGCGGCAGGCTCAGGACCGAATTGCGTCCGAGGCCAAACTCGTGGCCAGCGCGCAACAGCAGTTGCGGGAGCCTTTTGATCTGCTGGAGGCGCAGATCGCCAACGGCGCTTTGCCCAAACAGCGTCTTGCTTCGGCAGTTCGCAACATAATTTTGGAAAAAAGTCAGGAGCTTCCGGCCGACGTAGTCCAAGCGTGGGCGAAAAAACTGGACGAGATCGACCGGCTGCAAAGCCGGGACGCGCAGTATTTGGCTATCCAACGATGGACCAAGCGGGCAGCGATGACCGCGGCCGGCCTCGGCGGGCTGCACGAGGTCGGCCGCGAGATCGGAGCCATCAAATGAGCGCTGATCCGGTCGGAGAAGGCCTGGCCACGCTGGCGAAATCCATTCTGGACGAGGCACAGGGCAAGGATGTAGGGTTGGACCTGCGGTTGGACGCCTTCAAGGCCGTCACGGCCTATTACGTCGGGGTGAAGAAAGTGAAGGCCGCCCCTGACGACTCGGACGACGAAGGAGCACCGAATTTTGACAGGTTCCGCCAACGGATCGCGTCTTCGTCAAGTGGGGGTTGACCGCGAGGTTCCCGATCCCGTCACCGACGTATCGACCGCCCCCGCGCAGCGCGTCAACGACGCCGCACTGTCTCTGTTGCTGACGGCGCTCAAAGCGCTGAGTCAACGGACGGTTGTAGCGCTCGGCCAGTTGACCGGCGTCGTCGCTCTCTTCTCGGTGTGGTGGCTGTTCAACAACGCGCTCCCCGCCGATCCGTCCGCTCACCAGCTCGTGGGTCTCGGGCTGTATGGTGCGCTGGCGCTTGCCGTCCTTTGGGTGAGGCGCTGATGCCCTGGAAGCCGCCTGATGCCAAACGCAAGACCGCCGCTGCGTCTACGCCCAAAGCGAAGCGGCAATGGGCGCACGTGGCGAACGCGGCCCTCGGTCGAGGCGCGTCCGAAGGATCTGCCGTCAAGCAGGCCAACGCCGTCGTCAAACGCAGGAGCAAGTCATGAAGAAGCCGACGAAGAAGACGCCCGACGTGGTGATCGCTATCCCTGCAGGTAGGCCCCCGGCCGGCAAGAGCGCGACCGGTAAGCCTCCTGCCGGTAAGAGCATGAGCAAGACTGCGGCCAGCAAGCCGGCGAAGAAGAAGCCCGCCACCAAGGCCTACTGAGGAGCGCCCGCCGTGACCGTCCAGCAGGGTGGCATCGTCACCCCCGGCCATGTTTCGATCTGGGCGACGGATGGCGTCATCCAAGACGGCGGAACTGCGACCGAACCGGCGGTCAACAGCCTCGGGCTCTACGGCAATGGCGGGACTCCGCTGGCCATCACAAACAGCGCGACCCCCTGGCCGTTCGCCGGAACCTACACCACGCTGGGTCTGGGCGTGTCATCGAACGCGGCCTACCTCAACGTCTACGGCACGCCAGGGTTGCCGCTGCAATTCCTCGTCAACAGCATCCTCCAGATGCAGGTGTCCGCTACGGGTGTGACGATCCCGACGTTGGTGCTGACGACGCCGCTGACGCCGGCCAACGGCGGCACGGGCGTTTCAACCATTCCCGCCAACGGTCAACTGCTGATCGGCAATGGGTCGGGATACACGGTCGCCAATTTGACCGCGGGCCTCAACGTCGGCATCTCCAACACGGCCGGCGGCATTACGATCAGCAGCAGTGTCGGGCCGACTGGCGTGTTGCCGGTCACCAACGGCGGCACGGGCGTGACCACGTCCACCGGCTCGGGCAGCGTCGTGCTGTCCACTTCCTTCACCACCCACGGGACGATCACGTTCGCGCCATGAGCATTCTGCAGACAGGCTCCGTTTCGCCCGGCCACCTCGCCGCCTGGACGACCTCGGGCGTCCTGCAAGACGCGGGCACGTCGGTCACGCCGGGTGTCACCAGCCTGGGTCTGTTTGCCAATGGCGGCACGCCGTTCGCGATCTCCAATGTCACCACGGCGGGGGCGCCGGTCGGCCAGTATAGCCAGCTTGGCCTGGGCATTTCCAAAAACGCGGCCTACCTGTCGGTCCAGAGCTTCAACGGCGCCTCGCCGCTGCCGTTCAACTTCATCGTCAACGGCATCACGGCCTTCACGATCGCCGCCAACGGCAACGTCACGCTGCCTGGCGCGCTGGCGGTCGGCAGCGGCGGCACGGGGCTCACGGCCACGCCCACTAACGGCCAACTGCTGATCGGCAACGGCACCGGCTATTCGCTCTCGACGCTGACGGCGGGGTCGAACATCACGATCGCCAACGGCGCAGGCGGCATCACCATCTCGGCGACGGGCGGCGGCACCGGGTCCGGCACCGTGAACGCCGGGACGACCAATCAGCTTGCCTACTACGCCGCGACCGGCACGACGGTGAACGGCCTGACACTCGGCAACGGGCTGTCGATCACCGGATCGACGCTGAACGCCGCGGGCACAGTCAGCAGCGTGCAGGTCAGCGGCGGCACGACCGGGCTGACGGCCAGCGGCGGCCCCATCACCTCGTCGGGCACGATCACGCTGGCAGGGACGCTGGCAATCGGCAATGGCGGTACCGGGCTGACAGCGCTCGGGACCGGCGTGCAGTCCGCGCTCGGCAGCACCGCGACTGGCAGTGGCGGCATCGTGCTGGCTACGTCACCTACGCTCACAACGCCTAACCTCGGCACGCCCTCGGCGCTGACGCTCACGAACGCCACTGGACTGCCGCTCACGACGGGCGTGACCGGGACGCTCGGTTCGGCTAATGGGGGCACCGGGCTGACAGCGCTCGGGACCGGCGTGCAGTCCGCCCTCGGCAGCACCGTGACTGGCAGTGGCGGCATCGTGCTGGCCACCTCGCCAACGCTCACAACGCCCAGCCTTGGCACGCCGTCAGCGCTGACGCTCACGAACGCCACTGGACTGCCGCTCACGACGGGCGTGACCGGGACGCTCGGCACGACCAACGGCGGCACCGGGCTGACAGCGCTCGGGACCGGCGTGCAGTCCGCGCTCGGCAGCACCGCGACTGGCAGTGGCGGCATTGTCTTAGCTAACGCTCCGACTATTGCAACCACTTCAACTTCTTCTACGGCGCTAACTGTATCCGGCGCTACGTCAAGTCAAACTTCGCCTTCGCTGGTTGTGAATGCTAACGGCGCTACCGCTGCTCAAATCAATAGCGACGGCACTGCGGTCTTTACAACTAATTCAACCGGTCCTGGCACTGGAATTGCTTTTCAAGTTTTCGGGAATAATGTTTCTGCACTGTTTGCCGCAAGTTTGGGCCTTGCAACAAAGTTTGCAGTTGACGCATCAGGAAACGTCCTTCTTGCTAACTGGCAAGGGCAGGTAATTTCTCCTACTTATGGTGGAACCGGTCACAATAATGGCAGCTACACTATTACGCTCGGCGGCAGTATTTCTACAACTAATCAATTTTCTACTACTGGCGGCTATTCTGTAACTTTAAACACTACAGCAAACAGCAACGTAACGCTCCCAACGAGCGGCTATGTGCTTACGTCGTCTTTGCAGCCTAACAGCAACCCTGTTACCGGAACGCCCAGCAGTTCAACGTTTCTTCGTGGTGACGGAACATGGGCGTCTCCCAGCGGCGGCGGCAACGTCAGCGGCCCAGGATCTTCGACCAGCGGTTACGTGCCAACATGGAACGGCACGACAGGCACTTTGCTGGCGACGGGTCTTGCCGCGCCGTCCAGCGGCACGCTGATTTCGTCGGCCACGGCGTTGTCGGGCGCAGTGACGGGCACGCCCAGCGGCACGACGTTCCTGCGCGGCGATGGCACCTGGGCCACGCCATCCGGCACCGGGACAGTCACGAGCGTCGGGCAGACGTTTACGGGCGGTCTGATCTCCGTCTCGGGGTCGCCTATCACCAGCAGCGGCACGCTTGCTTTGACGGTTGCGGGCACGTCTGGCGGCATTCCGTATTTCAGCAGCGCGTCCACGTGGGCATCTTCGGGCGCCCTCACGCAATACGGCGTGGTCTACGGCGGCGGCGCAGGTAATGCGCCCGGCGTGACTGCTGTCGGCACGTCGGGCCAGCCGCTTCTCAGCGTCGGCGGCAGCACGGCGCCGCAGTTCGGGACGCTGAACCTGGCGTCGAGCACGAACGTCACCGGGCAGTTGGCGCCGGCCAACGGCGGCACAGGCGTGACCACTACGTCGGCGATCCCTTCGACCGCCACCAGCAGCACGACCGCTCGCACGTTGGCTGCCAGGGCGGCTGACCACATCAACGTGTTGGATTGGGGCCTGGACCCCACGGGGACCAGCGACAACTCGACGCTGTTCTCGTCCATGGTGACGGCCACGCAGGGCGCGGGCTTCGGGACATACTATTTCCCCGCGGGCACCTACAAGTTCAACACGTCCGGCGTCGCAATCCCCAATGGCTTTGCGGTGCAGTTTGATTCCGGCGCAAAGCTGACCGGCACGGGGTCTTTGGGCGCGATCTCGGACGGATCGGTTCTGGGCCAAGGGTCAGCGCCAACAGCAGGCACATCGGCCCAAGTCATTGCGACATCTAACTCGGCTAACACCAACGCTTTCGGCGCAGTGAGTCAATTGGTTGTAGCGTCGCAGTCGGGCACGGCCAACTACGAGAAGGCAGCGGGCTATGACAATGCTCTCTGCTACGACGCCAGCACGTATACGACTGGCACGCTCTACGACACCGCTACGGTGGCCAAGGACGTTGTTGGTCGCCAGATGAGCGGCACGGGTGCCGTCGTCAACGCCCGTGTGTGGGGCGCGGTGGCAGGCGCTACGGGCAACGTTGACGGTGCGCTGACCGGCATCGAAATTGATATGTCGTCTCCGGTCAACCAGTCGCAATACGCTCGATACAACTCCAAGACCGGCCTCAATGTGGTGTCTCTGGGCGCCGCTCGTGGCACAACGGGCGTCATCGTCAATTCCAGCAACGGCACCACCAACGGTTGGTATGACGCATATGCGACCTATTCGGGCGTCATCGTTCGGTATGCCTATGTCCTGATCGACAGCACCAGCACGTCGCAGCCTTACAATACGCTCTGGAATGTTGACAACGCGGGCAACACGACTGCGGTAAGCTCCACCACAACCAAAGCCATCGGCACTGCAGCGAACACGGGTGCGTTCTCGTATGGAACGATGACCTATAGCGACGTGAACAATCTGGTTGCGTTGAACTATAGCGCCAACAGCTACGGCCAAGTCATTATACAGAACAGCAACAGTGGCACGGTCGCCTCTGCCGACGTTGTGGTGTCCAACAACCTTGGGACCAGCAGCACCTATTACGGCAACTTCGGTATCAACGGGAGCAACTTCTCCGGGTCTGGTGCATTCAACGGCGCGAACAACACCTATGTGACCGCAACCTCGGGCGATCTGGCGCTTGGCACCACGACGAGCAATGCCATTCACTTTGTCGTCAATTCCGGCGCAACGGATGCAGTCACGATCTCGTCCGCCGGTAAAATGAGCGTGAACTCCACGGTTGGCACAATTGCCAACCTTAACGGGTCTATTCAGCTTATTTTTGACAATGGCGCGATTGTTGCAAACGGCACCTACATCATGCTGTATAAAGCGCCTGTTGCGTTCACGATCAATTCGCTTGATAGCGTGAGCACAACCGGCACGTTTACGGCGGCGATCCAGATCGCTGGCACCAACGTGACGGGCCTATCTGCGGTGAGCGTCACGTCCTCTGCCACGAACACGGTCGCCACGGGTGCCAACAGCGTCGCCGCCGGTCAGCAGATCACAGTTGTGATCACGTCCGCTTCTGGGTCGCCTACCAACTCTGTCCTCAACCTTGAAATCACGAGTGCATGATATGCCGGACTACGTAGGGCTTAAAGCCGCTGCTGCCGAACGCCAGGCGTCCAACCCTGGGTGGACGGATGCTCAGATTCTGGCGGACATCAATGCGGCCACAGTGACGCAGCCCAATCTGGACACGGGCATCCATGACGCCTTCAACCTGTTGCTGGCGTATGGCGCATGGCCTGCGGTAGCGCGGGCGGCGGAAGCAGCCAAGACCACGGCGAGTGCTTCCGGGGACGTATGCCTCAATTTGCAATACCTCGTGGCTGGGGCCAACGGCGGCGGCCTCACGGTGATCCAGACCAGTGACGCGACCAAGGCGGGCATTTTTGATGCAGGATTGGCAGAACTTGTAACGGCGAATCTCGTCCCGCAAGCGGCAGCAACAGCCATCACTGCGCTCAGGACGCCTTCAACACTCACTTTGAAAGCGCAGCTTGGCTGGCCAAATGGCGTGAATGAAGAAGACCTGACGGCTGCGAGGAACGTGTAATGACTGCTATTTTGAAACTTGCTCCCGGCACGCTTAATTCCGGGTCTTACCTCAACCTCTCCTCCTACTTCACGGTGGCGTCGTTCAACAGCCTAGCATCAGGGTCCGGCGTTTTGTCCACCGCGTTCGACAACAGTTCCAACGACGATCTCTATTTTGAGTTCTCGTTCACTTGTTTGAATGGCAGCACGGCGCTGACGGGATCGCCTTATTGGACGCTGTATTGGCTTCCGCTGAACGGCGACGGCAGCACCTACGGTGACGGTCTGGCCTACGGGTCGGGCAGCGCTTCATCTACCGTGCCGTCATCGGGCTACTACATGCGCAACATGACGCTGGGCCTGACCGCCGCGAGCACGGCCATGGTCGGCACGACGGCGTGGTTTATGCTGCCGCGTGGGTCAGGTAAGTTCTTCTTGGCGAACAACTCGGGTCAGACCACCAATTCCTCGGCTGCGTTCGCGTCCTATCTCCGCGCCACCAACCTCAACCTCAACGGCTAAGGCTGACGCGCCATGGCCTACATCCGCCGCTACGACCGTCATCCGCTGCTGCTGCCGCCCAACATGGTGCCCAGCGCGTGGGATGACGTGGAGATTGATTGGGGGCATCCGCTTCTGATTGGAGTTGATTTTTTCACCAATTCAATCCCGGATTTGAAATTTAATTACGATTTAGTTAAATATACGCCCGCAAGTTTTACTTC